CGCAAGCTGGTACACAAGGCGTACTGTGGCGGCATTGCTCACTACGCTGAAGGTTGGGTTCCGATCGAGGAGGTGAAGACGCTGTGGCGAAGGATGAAGCGCAACCACAACAGGTTCGAGATCGAGCAGATGGGCAGTCGTCCGTCAACGTCCGGGCACGTCATCAAGGATCTCACGAAGTTCGCCGCCAACCAGGTCGATATCCCGTCGCATTCCTTGTTCGTTCCTCGCTGCTTCGTGACGATCTGCGTGGACTGGGGTTCCAGCAACGCAGCTGTGTCCGCTTGGCAGGAGCAACCAGGCGATCGACATGTTTTGTTGGAAGCCGACCTGCTTGAAGACAACGGCGAGTCGCAGATCCTTGGCCACATCCTCGGGCTGGCTGCGAAGTACCACGACGAGTTCTCGGAGATCGCTGCTGACATCGGTGGCGGTGGCAGCTATCTGAATCCGAAGATGCGGGATGAGTATCGTCTCCCGGTGCGGGACGTGGACTTCGCTCAAGAGAAGGAGACAGCGGCATCTGCTTGGAACATCTACAACGAGGCAGGGTTGACAATCATCCCGAAGCAGTTCGAGGATTTCACTCATCAGGTGCGGATGTGGCGTCGCAAGAACGGTCGGATCGTCAAGGGCAACGACCACTTGTGTGACAGCACCATTTGCTACTTCGCCAAGTTTGTGGATCGGCTCGGCATCCGCCGTATCCCGGTTGGTCCACGTAGCTTCAACAGCGTTCCCAACACGACACCTGGCATCGGAAGGCCAGCACTGCGACGAGCGCCGGTGTCTCGCCCACTGGTAGGCGTACGAGTGATCGGAGGCAGGAGAAGGAATGGATAGGAAGCGCACTGATGAGCTCGTCACTGGTGAGTGGATCCGGTTCGACGAGGCAGTACCGATGATGCAGGTCAGGTCGGTAGTGCAGGTGGACCCAGGCATCGTGGTGCCGATCTACCGCATCAACCTGTACGGTCGGGAGATGGCATTGATGGCCAACGGGGACCGGATTTTCGATGTCGAGAAGACTCGCCCCCAATTGGTTCTCCCTTGAGCAAACTGTAAGTCATGCCTGCTGACGAGAACGTAGCTCGACTCCCTACTCCCGAGGGCCAGCGTGCCGCTGCTCAGCGTCCGGCTGCCCGGTCGGTGAAGTACGATCGCCACAGCACGTGGCCGTCGGACCCGGCTGCACAGTTCTACGTCTTCGGTGCGCTCTACAGTCAGTACGCCCAGCTGGGCTACATGCTGCCGTGGGAGATCCTCGACTACTGCGAACTGCTGTCCGTGTTCAACCCGGACTTCTCGCAGGCGATCGACAACATCCGTACGTTGGCCAACTCCGGGCACACCTTGTTCATTGATTGTGAAGATACGGCACTGTCGGAAGAGATCAAGGGCAGGCTGGAGGAGAAGGCACGCATCATCGAAGGTCGGAACGGCGGCATCGACGGGCTCATTGACAAGCTGCTGGACCAGGCGGCGACGTACGGAGCGATGTGTGGAGAGTGGGTGCTCAACGACTCGCTCGATGATGTTGTTGACTTCAGCGAGGTGAACCCGAAGTTCATCCGCTACTTTTTCGACGGCGACACTCAGGACTGGGTGCCGTACCAGCAGGTCACGGCGTGGCAAGCCAAGGAAGCTGAGAAGGCAGGGCAGAAGGTCAAGAACGCTGTCTATGTCATGCTCAACACCAACACGTTCTTCTACTACTCGTTCGACTCGGCACCGGCTTCCCCGTACGGTGTCCCTCCGTTCATCGCTGCGCTGGCCAACATCGCCATCCAGCGAGACATGATCACGAACATGGCCCAGATCGTGAAGAAGGTCGGGCTGCTCGGGATCATCGACTTCGTGGTCAAGGCACTGCCGCCACTGCCCGGTGAGTCGGACGATGAGTACTCGTCTCGTGCCAATGCGTATCTCGACACGTACGTGGATGCCATCGAGCAGATGGTGCGTGATGGTGGGATTGTGCACTTCGATGACAGCGAAGCCAAGACGTACCAGATCACCGGGAACGCAGCCGGTGCCACCGCCATCTTCAAGCAGAACGAGGAGTTGATCTTCTCGGGACTGAAGTCGATGCCGTCGGTGCAGGGTCGGAGCTACAGCACCACGGAGACGTACGCTGGAGTGGCGTACGACATCATCATCCGCAACACCACCAAGTACCAGCGTGCGTGTAAGCGGATGATCGAAGCCGGGTACTGGCTCATGGTGGCAGCGTGGGGCTACGACGTCAGCAAGATTACGGCCATCCGCATCGAGTTCAACAGCAACAAGACGCTGCATCGGCTCCAGGATGCGCAGGCTGAGCTCATGGAGATCAAGAACTCGCTCATGCTGTGGGCAGCGGGTATCATCAACCAGCTGGACATGGCGCAGCGGCACAACTACGACCAGCCCAAGACGGAGTACGACACTCCGCCGGACTCGGGCATTCTTGGTAACGCTTCACCCGGTGGCGGTGCGGGTACCGACACGATCGGAACCAACGACACCAACCCGGACAACGGCACGAAGATGCCGGACGAATTGCGCATGCGGATCATGGATCTCGCCAAGGCGTACGGTGCGAAGCAGACCACGATGGCGGCACGTCGAAAGGCAGGGCGGCAACTCGCTCAGGAGACCATCGACATGGGTAACGAGTACGCCAGCGAAGGTCAGAAGAACCTCGACTTGCTGTTGGCTGAGTTGATCGACATCTTCTGATGGCTGATGTTACCCAGGCGCAACGAGATCGGGCTGCTGCTGCGTTTCAGGCGTACATCGAGCGGCAGCAGGGTGTTGCCGAAACCTTCATGGGTAACGCCTTTGCTCATGGGCGGGAAGCGACTGCTGAACTTGCCGGCGCTGACGTGGTGACCGGTGCGCTGGAGCAGGCTCGGATCGATTCGCTGATTCAGGACAACTTCGACTTGATCACCGGTCAGGCTGGTCGAGCGAGTGACACAGTGATGACAGTGGTGAGCGAAGCGTACCAAGCAGGCAATGCTCCCGACGAGGTAGAGCGTGCACTGCGGAACGAGATCGGTGCGGTCGAGAACAACTGGGGTGTGATCGCTCGAGACCAGGTGGCGAAGGCGCAGTTCGAAGGACGGAACGCCACCTACAGCCAGATCGGCACCAGTCAGGTGGAAGTTACCTGTGCTCCGGACGCTTGCGACGAATGTACTCCGCAGGACGGCGACATTGTCGATGTGCTGGATGTCGGTGGGCGTCCGCAGTTTCACATCCAGTGCGCTTGCATGGATATCCCGGTGGTAGACGAGTCGTCTCCTGCCGATGAAGGCACCGTCCCAGGAGCAGATGAAGGCACACCACTCGCATCGGAGGAGGAATAGTGGCCAAACAAGTGCGTTCCGAACCGCCGGCAACTGAGAACAATGGGAAGAAGGTTCGTCAGAAGGACGTAGATCCCAAGGCAGCATTGCCACAAGACAAGGAGTTCCAGGGCAAAGGCATCGAGAAGAAATGAGCAGGTGCCGTCCGCCACTCTCGAAGGAGTACGCATGACCACAGCAGTCAAGACTGCCGCTTCGTGGGAGTCGAACGACACCAGTCATCGAGCACTGCTGCGTGCGGCTGGCGACTTCAACGCCGATTCCTTCCGCCAGAAGACAGCCGACAAGGGTGTCGTGATGTTGCTGGGGAAGCACAACTCGAACGACTCGGTGCTTCAGGTTCACATGATGGTGTTCGACCGGGACGTGTTCGCCACCCAGGGCGATGCCAAGATGTGGCTCAAGGACCACGAGGACGTCGACAAGGAATACGACTCCCGTACCGGCACCAAGCTGGACGGCAAGTCGATCACCACCCTCGGCATCTCCAAGAACATCACCATGCTCCAGTCGGCCGGTGAGGCGGAGAAGGGTGCGTTGGGCGGAGGTGTGACGGCACCCAGCGACGAGCAGCTGCGTCTCATCAACACGTTCACTCGTTCGCCCAAGACCAAGTCGGAAGTGGCGGTGTTCCCGATCCTCGCTGCCAACGACATCATCGACCGTGACCAGGATCGGTTCCCACCGGAGTGCCTCCAAGGCTTCATGGACCTGAAGGGTCCGCTGTCGCCGATCGGCAAGTCGTTCATGGTGGGCCACAGCTACACCAGCCTGCCGGTGGGGCGCATCTTCGATGGTGGGATCGAAGTGCTGGACGAGGTGACATGGCTCAAGCTGTTCACCTACATGCCGAACACTCCGCAGTACCAGGCGTACCTCGAGAACGTCGACTTCGGCATCTACTGGGCGGTGTCAGTTGGCGTCATGCTCGGTGCGGCCACCTGCTCGGTGGGAACGGAGCATGCGTGGGGTTGGCACCCATACGTGTGTTCCGCTGGCCACATGAAGGGTGAGCGGTACGAAGCGGACGCCAGCGGCGACATGTACGACATGCCGCCCACAAGTGAGAACGGCGAACTCTGCTGGCGCAACTTGGTCGAGCCGCAGGACTTCTACGAGTTGAGCCAGGTGTACCTCGGTGCTCAGTACATGGCTGCCTTGTCCGACAAGCTGGCCGTCGGTGCTGCGAAGTCGTTCGCCAAGGGCGGTGTCGACATGGCCAAGGGATTGGAGTTGTACGAATCCGATGCGAAGATCATCACCCTCACTGCGGACGAAGCGCACGATCTCCCTCGACCGGGCCACTTCCCGGAAGGCAGTCGTGTTGCGCAGGCACACGCAGCAGGTCTCAAGATCGAAGAGTCGGATGACGGCTCTCTGAAGTGGACCGATTCGCAGAAGCTGCTGTGGGTCCGGGACGTCGCCGGTGAGGAGACCTGCCTCGGACTGTCGGCGGAGCAGGAGCCGTCGGAGGACGACAAGAAGGGTGCTGCCAAGAAGCACGCCTACCAGGAAGACGGCACTGGGCACTGTGTCGAGTGCGGGCAGACGGAGGAGCAGCACGGTCAGATGAGCGCCACTGCCAATCGAGAGGAGTTGCTCGCCCACATCCACGACCTGAACCGGAAGACCGGCAAGGTCAAGGGCACCAAGGACACCCGCAAGGACACTGGTGACAACTCACCAGAAGAGATCATCGCCGCCATTGATGCCATCATCGACAACGCCATCGTTGCCATGGACGACGAGGACTACGCCACGGCGGACTCCTTGCTGACCGGTGCCGATGAACTCATCGATGAGCTCATGGATGCGATGGGTATCGAAGACCCGGACGAGGACGATTCGGGAGAAGACGACCCAACCATGGATAACCGGATGACTCCGGGTGAGGAGGGAGAAGTGCCGAAGGAAGCGGTACTCGCCGCAGTTCGTACGGCGAAGCTGCCCGCAAGTGTTGTCGAGGCGGTTGCTGCTTCCAAGGGCACCGGACTCGAACCGGCACTGGTGGCTGCGTCGAAGCTCATCAGTGATCTCGAGACCAAGGTCGCAGGCCTGACAGCGAAGGCTGCCATCGGCGATCAGTACGTCCAGGAGTGCAAGGCGGAAGCCATCCACTGGTTCACGATGCAAGCACGTGATCCCGGGAGCACCACCGGCGTCAATGTCGACAAGATCGAACGCATGCTCGATCTCTGCGGTGACAACGTGGAGTTGATCAAGGAGCAGCGTGAGTTGTACCGTGATCTCGCTCGGGCCAAGTTTCCCGAGGCGGTGCGTCGCTCGTCCTTCCCGGACAATTCGGCGAACGAGCGCAACGAGATGGCCCAACCGACACAGCCTGGCGAAACCGGCGCAAGCCGGATCCACGGCTGACAAGTTCCCGGAGAGGAGGTAGAGGGATATGCCCAACGTGACCAACACGTCAGGCGGCAAGATCTCTGGTGCGATCGCCTTGACGTTCGAAGCCACGGTGTCGTTGGCAGTCAACGACCCGGTCATGGTGTCGGGCAACTACCAGGTTGTCAAGTGCGACGGCAGCAAGCCGTGCGTTGGCTATGTGGACAGAGCCAATGTCGTGAGGACGGGCGGGACGTTCCCGTCCCCGCAAGTTCCGGGCACTGTCACCGTGGAGGCTCGTGGTACTTCGGTGAGAGTCATCACGGTCGGAGCGACGCCAGTTGTCGCAGGAACAGCAGTTGGTGTCAATGCAGCTGGTCTGCTGGCACCGGCTGGTGGTGGTGTCGCCACCACCGGCACAGCACTGATGGCAGGAGCCACCGGTGCCAAGGTTGACGTGCTCATCGGAGCCGTCTGAGTTCGGGAGGAGGGTCAAAGAAGTGACAACGACAGCAACAGCGATCAAGAAGTACCCGAACTCCCGGATGGCTCAGGTGAAGGTCAACCAGGAGTTCAACATGCGTGCGTTCCACCTGGAGATGCAGCAGCAGCGCCAGGCCGGCAACGACGTGTCCCTGAAGCAGTACCTCGGCGGTGTGTACGGCGAGGACATGGTTCCCGAGCAGTTCTACTCGATGGCCGGTGTCGATCTCAAGGGCATGACCGTCGAGAAGCTCATCAACACCAGCGACCTGACACGGTGGTTGTTCCCGGAGATTTTCCGAGACGCCATTCGCATCGGGCTCGTGTACGCTCCGTTCTACTCCAAGTTGGTCACCGGAGAAGAGCGGATCGATTCCACTGGCGTAACGATGCCTCACATCGTCTACCCCGGTGACGCTCCGCTGTCTCTCCGGATCACCGGTGAGGGTGCGACGATCACCGAAGGTGAGCTCCAGTGGGGTGAGAAGCAGGTCACCATCCACAAGCGGGCTCGTGGTCTCAAGCAGACCTACGAGTCGATCATGTTCACTCCGATCAACCTGGCCACCGTCTACTTCGAGGACGTGGGCATCCGGCTGGGTGCGGATCTCGACAAGGACTTGATCGACATCGCCTTCAACGGTGACCAGGCCGACGGCTCGGGCGCTGCTGCCGTCATCGGAGCAGCGACTGCGGGCACGCTGGTGTACACGGACATCGCACGTGCGTGGGTTCGCTTCAAGCGGATCAACCGGGTGTCGACGTCGATGCTCACCAGCGAGGCGGATGCCATCACGATCCTGAACATGACGCAGTTCTTGCGGAACCAGTTCCCTGGTGCCACTCCGCAGGGTTCCGGGTTCGCTCCGAGCGGTACCACGCTCAGCATCAACACCCCACTGCCGTCGGACCAGAACGTGTTCGTGCACTCGTCAGTGCCGGCCAGCAAGATCTGCTTCATCGACACCGCTCGTGCGTTCGTGCAGCTGACGGCGATGCCGTTGCTCATCGAGAGCGAGAAGCTGGTCGCTCGTCAGGTCCAGGGTCAGTACGCCAGCATCATCACCGGGTTCGCCACGATCTTCGACGACGCTCGGTTGGTGCTGGACTACAGCACGACCCTGATCACCAACCCAGGACCGGTGGCGTACGTCTAGCCACCAGGGCTGAGAACGGAGGAAGCGCACCATGCCCCAAGATCCCAAGTACGTGCGTCTGTCCGACAGGATGTCGGGCCAGCACGTCACTGACATCGCTGGTGGGAGCGGCTGGAGCATCTCAGGAGGAGATGTGAAGCCGTTCCCCAAGCGGGAAGCACAGCAGCGGTTCGTGCGTCAGCGGTTGGCAGCGAACGTGCTGGAACCTTCCAGCAAGGCGGAGTTCGACGAAGTCCAGCGCAACAATGCCAAGATCGCCCAGGTGGCAGCAGATCACCCAGGTGACGAGGCGAAGTTGCAAGACCTGGTCGAGTCCGTCCGTGCCGACCCGAGTTCTTCGGCAGCGGCAGCGAGCGAGCCGGACGGTGGTGACCCAGGAGACTGAGTCGCACTGTCCAACTTGCAGATGGTGGTCCGGAGCAGTGGTGCGCTCTCCGGGCCACCATTGTATTTCGGAAAGGAGGCGAGTTGAGTAGCTTTGTGCAGATCATTGGAGGCATCCTGGTCCTTGTTGCCGCAGCAGCTGGGATCGTTGGGTACTTCAAGGCCAATGTGAGTAAGTCGACTATCGAGCTCTACAAAGAGGACAACGAAGCACTCCGTACTCGGCTTAGCACGTTGGAGCAAGAGTCCGTGAAGGACAAGATCGAGATTGCTGCGCTGAAGACAGCGCAAGCGCACCTTGTGGCCATCATCACCCAGGCAGAGCAGATCGCTGCCATCCGAGAACAACTCAACAAGATCGCTGTGAAGGTGGGAGCCGTCTGATGGAAGGATCGGAATTGGAAGGGCCAGAGCCGGAACCAGGGTCGGAGCCAAAGCCAGAGCAGCACGAGCCGGAACTGAATGCACCGCTGAGTGAGTTGCGGGTGGCGAAAGCCGTGCGTCGGTACGAGCGGTTCAAGGTCACGCTCATGATGCTGGTGCTTCTCATCGACATCGTCATCGGGTTGTATCTCGTTGGCATTGCTCACAGCACCCAAGGGATCGGTCGCAGCAATCAGGAGTCCCTCAAGATTCTTCGCTGCGCCGTTTCGAAGACAGTGCAGGTCGACGAGCATGGGAAGCCACGGACACCGGAAGGTGCTCGTCAAGCCTTCAACAAGTGCGTCAATGGCTAGCGCTATATGAAGCTGTGCTACTTCCTGACTGACCGCCACGGACCGGGCAATCTGCGCAGCCTTCTTCCCGGAGAGCAGCTGGAGCGCCAGTACGGTTGGGAAATCTACGACGTGCAGACGCTCGTCGTGGTGAAGGGTCATCTCAAGATCGATGCCGACATCTATGTGATGCAGCGGCAGACGCACAAGGCACTTCCCACCATCGTCCGGGATATGGTGGAGTTGCAGGGCAAGTGCGTGGTGGGTGAATGTGACGACTGGTTCCTTGGGTTGAGCACGATGCAGGACATCGGCTCCCACGCCACCGCTGCGTACTACCAGGTAATGCCCAAGATCTTCAGCCGGTGTACCGGGCTGTCCGTGAGCACGCCTACGCTCCGTGATGGCTATGTTCGCTACAACCGTGAGATTGAGGTGATCGAGAACGCCATCGACGCATCCATGTGGGAGCACGTACACGTCCCCGAGAGCCCTCGTATCCGGGTCGGCTGGATGGGCGGCTCTGGCTGGCACCTACGGGACCTAGGCGTCCTCGAAGGCGTCCTAGGACCGTGGCTCCGAGCTCACCCCGAGGTGGACTTCGTGGCTGCGGGCGATCCCACCATCCACGACCGGCTAGGCGTCCCTCTAGGACAGCGAGTGTCGTTCGAGACGGTGCCCTTCTCCCGGCTCCCGGAGATCACGGCGACGATGGACATAGGACTTGTGCCACTCGCTGATTCCAAGTTCAACGACGCCAAGAGCTATCTCAAGGGACTTGAGTATGCGGCTTGCGGCATCCCATGCATTGCGTCGCCAACCGCAGAGTATCGACGGTGGGTGGATCACGGTGTCAATGGTTTCTTGGCGGACTGGCGTGCGCCGTCATGGCATCGATACCTTGACTTGCTGGTGGATAACGCTGAGCTCAGACGGTGCATGGGTGTGGCTGCTCGCAAGAAGGCGGAGCAACATACGATCCAAATTCAGGTGCAGCGGTGGCATGACTTCTACGTTCGGATGCTTGCACTCCAGCGAGCTCGCAACGAGGGGCGGACGCTGAACTTAGAGTTCACACTGCTGGACTTGGACATGTTGGATGAGGGCTGCTACGAGTAGAGTAGAATGCTCGCCATGACCCTCAGCGATCTGGCCCAGAAGCACGGCACTGACAAGTTCGAGCACGGTTACTGCCCGCACTATGAAGTGCACCTCAACGAGTTGTGGTTGACCAAGCAGCCGATGTCGTTGCTCGAGATCGGTATCTTCCATGGGGATTCGCTGCGGATGTGGCAGGAGTGGCTGCCCAAGGCGGACATCTATGGGATCGATATCGATCCTGTGTACGTGGCTGAGGTTGGACCGGGCATCTCCGCTGCGGTGTACGACGCCAAGTGCACGGAGCCGTGGCCGTTCCTGGTCCACGAGTTCGACGTCATCATCGACGACGGGTCGCATCTCGCT